ATAACGCATACTGCGACGCGCAGGGCGACGAGTATTACGTCTGCGAAAAGCAGGGCGTCTCCGAGAGTACCTCCGACGAGCATAAGCCATGATGTAAGTGTAGCGTAAGAGAAAGGACAAGTGAGGGGGTGGCCTCGTATTTATACTTGGCAAAGGGGCTGTGCTAGGCAGCAGCCTTGGCGGACCCAGTCTATATAGGTTGGGTCTGGGTCCACGGAAACCGTATAATATTAAAGATACGGTTTCCTTCTGGACCCAACTGGCCTCAGGCATCTATGCGCAGATTTCAATTCAAACATGTCCTCCTCACCTATGCTCAGTGCGGCGAACTGGATCCCTTCAAGGTTGTCGAGCATCTTGGAGAGCTTGGGGCTGAGTGTATTGTGGGAAGAGAAGATCATGCTGATGGAGGAGTTCATCTTCATTGTTTTGCAACTTTCGAAGAGAAATTCCGAACTCGCAACGAAAGATGGGCAGATGTTGAAGGATGCCACCCGAATGCTCAGCCATGCAAGACAACACCAGAGAAGATGTATGATTATGCAATCAAGGATGGAGACGTTGTGGCTGGGGGGCTTGAACGACCGAGCGGAATACGAAGTGGCGAAACTGATTCTAAGTGGGGCCAAATCCTCAATGCAGGTTCTAGAGACGAGTTTTTTGCTCTTGTCAAGGAACTGGATCCTCGATCGCTGGGATACGCTCACGCTAGTGTCATGCGATGCTGTGATTGGCTGTTCCCCCCTGTGCGGGAGTCATACGTCAGTCCAGCCGGAATTACCTTCGACACGTCAGATTTTCCGGAACTCGATGATTGGGTACGAGACTACTTGCGAGGAACTCATGTTGGTAAGTTAAAGAGCAAGAGCGGACACATCTATCCCAGGGTCTTTGAACGACGAGGTGCCTCGCGCAGACGGGACCCCTGGCGCTCACGCATGCCTACGGGGGGGGCCCCTGGCCACCCCCTCCCCTTCGGCCTCGCGCGCGGGGACCCCACCCGTCTTTGCCTGAATTCATGCTGATTACGTAAGCAGGGAGAGGGAAGTCTTTAGTTCTCTATGGACCAACGCGGACAGGGAAGACCCTGTGGGCGAGGTCATTGGGGGAGCATGCATACTTTCATGCTCAATTCTCATTGGAGGAACCCACCGATGACGTCGACTATGCGATCTTCGACGATATGCAGGGTGGGATCACATTTTGGAAGTCTTACAAGTGTTGGTTGGGTCAGCAGACCCAGTTTTACGCTACGGACAAGTACAAGGGAAAGAAATTGATTCATTGGGGCAGGCCAACCATTTACCTCGCAAACTCTGATCCACGAATGGATAAGGAGTGTGACTACGAGTGGTTGGAGGGGAATTGCATTTTTGTAACTATTGACAGGCCTATTTTTCGTGCCAGTACAGAGTACAATTCGGAGTAAATTGGAGGGTATCCTCCGAGGTTGCTCCGAAGCCAGGCACAATTAGGTCTAGTATGTAGAAGTTGCCGGGATTTCTCGGGATGTTTGCGGCGAATGAACTGGTGTTGGTGTCTTCTCCATCTTCCTCATCGTCATATGTGAAGTTCCTATTAATACCAGTCCAGAAGTTGTATCTCCGGGTGACACCTCCGACAGAGCCAGCATTGATGTTGATCTTACGATCACTGTGTACCCTAACCCTCTTTCGGTCAAGGTTAGCGATCTGGGCATCAACCCAGTCAGCTTGATTGGTACCACGGAATATGGTGGAATATAATTGGTTGTTGAAGGCGCCATTTTGAGTGACAAGACGCTTGTACCCCTCCGCGGCATTGGCACGGAAGGTGGGTGACGTGGTGGATGAGTCAGGAACCAACCAGGGGTTGCCCACTACCTCCACTACGATGCGACGCCATGACCATGACGCAGCAGTGTTGGTGGCAATAGCCACGTGTTCTTTGAATCCCTTCATGTAGACTGTTGTGCGATGACGCCCGACAGCCAAAGGGAATTGTTTTGATTCATCTCCTTCCTTGTTGATACCACTGCGAGCAGTTGGTTGGAAAACGAAGAATGAGTTATCTGTAGTTCCTCCAGAGATGGTTGCACCAGAGTTGGCGAAGACATCTGTTGGGACTGAATCGACGATGTCAGACCATGATGTCATAGTGTCTCGCTGTTTACGAGAGCTGATGTCATTGACCCTACGACGAGTCATAGGGCGCCGACGTGTAGTAGGACGGCGATAACGCATACTGCGACGCGCAGGGCGACGAGTATTACGTCTGCGAAAAGCAGGGCGTCTCCGAGAGTACCTCCGACGAGCATAAGCCATGATGTAAGTGTAGCGTAAGAGAAAGGACAAG